TGCTAAAGACGATGAAGCAGTTGGCGCTATTGGCAAAGTCGAAGACCGTCAAAAGAAACTTAAGGCTAAATATAAAACCACCTCATTTGAGGCCGTTCCAGCCTCTATGAGACGCTATGAGCGCCCCGAGGAGGATTGGACTACCGACGATCTGATTGCGGAGTTCTACGACAAGATTAGGGAGCATTCTGCCGGTGTTCCTGCTCAAGTTAATGGCAAGTCTTTAATTACGTGGATTAATAAAACTGTTGGTGAAGGCGTAAGTAGACACGCCATACTCAAAGGCATTAGAATGTTTTTTGATGATCCAAGAAATCTAAACGACCTTGGAGTAGGGCAACCTATCTGGCGTAGATTTATTGCATACTTCCCAACAGTTGTCGGATTGACTTCCACAAAGTCTGTGGAGTATGTTGACGATGAGTTTAAATCTCATCAAGATAAGATGTTAAAGTTGTTAGGAGGTAACTAATGGATCAAGAAACTACTGTTGTTAAAGTAAAAGTTCTTTGCCAGTTCTGCGGTAAAACGAGTGAAATCGAACCGCAGTATGTTAATACTGGTGAACCATGCCAAGATTGTAGGGATTAATGTACGACATTAACAAAGAGCGCCCAAGCATTAAGCGCCACCTTCTTATGGCAGGGCTTCCTACCAAGACCATAGGGTTAGAGTTCTCAGATTTAGACGATAGCCCGGAAAAAGACAAGGTCATGGCTTGGGTATCTCTGGTCCGTTCAGGAGAGGTCGTTAGAGCCGTTGGAAAGCCTTCCTGCGGCCTTGGGCTGCTCTTGGCAGGTAAACCTGGTCACGGAAAGACCACAATGGCCTCTGTGGCCCTCCAGGAGCTTATTAGGGGCATTGCTAGCGCCGCATTAGAAGCCCAGGAACCGGTGCCAGCCCGATTAGGAGCCTTTATGGACTATCCAAAGCTTCTGCGTCTACAGAAGACTCAGTGGTCTGAGGATGATGAAAACCTTCAAGAAGAGGTTGACGCTATCTATGGGGACTTACCAAAAGACAATGTTCAGATATTTATTTTAGATGATTTGGGCAAAGAATATAGAACTGCTTCAGGTTGGGCAGAAAACCAATTTGACGCATTGCTTCGTTCACGTTTTAATTCAGGACTACCAACAATAGTTACAACAAATACCCCGCTTCAAAAGTGGGGAACTGTTTACGGAGAACCTATGGGAAGTTTTGCTTATGAAGCTTTCGTACCATTGGTTATTGACTCCGAGAAGGGGGATAGGCGCAAAGATGAAAAATAATAGACTTAATACACATAAGTTGTATGGCTGGAAAACAGCGCAGTTTTTTATTAACTCCGAGGGCGTATGCGAGGTTCAGATATCTCATGACTCAGAACTTCGTTGTAGTTGTATAGGTTTTAAGCAGCGCAAAAAATGTAGGCACGAGAACTGGTGCAAGACACAATTACGAGGTGGTCTGTATCCAATAGAGATCACTCACCCAGTTCCTACTGATATCTTGGAGCAAGCAAAAGTATCTCCAACAATTTTTAGAGATATCATTATTAAGTATGGAAAGCCATTGGTGCTTTAATTTATGAAAGGGGGCGATATCTCAAATGAAGTACCATTCAGGGTACTTGTTTCACTGGACTGCATACTAGAGAAAAAACCAGTAATTAAAAAAACTTTAGCTGGATTGCTCTCTATTGCGTCTGAAGAAGTAACATATAACAGGGTTGCTTTGTCCATGTTCTGGCGTTTTGCACAAAAAAATGATTTCACCATGGAACTTGTAGGATATGGTTACTCTAGAAAAGAAATGTCAGCAATTTTAAAAGATCTAGATAACTTGGGAACAAACCCATTTAACTATGTGAGTAGTTATCGTGTAGTATCAGATTTAGTTGGAGAACTTCCTTATAGGCCGGAAGTAAAGTACGTTATAGATATTCCGGAGCGGGGATTAAGATACGGTGCTAAGTATCTTGGAATGGAGAGTATTTAATGGCAGCAGATAATGAAGTGCGGCTTTTATCTCGCGCCATTAGAACTAGGGATATTACAGTTCTTTTAGAGCGCGGTGTAGAAGGTAGTTGGTTCTTTAATGACGACAACCGGGCAGTATGGGAATTTATACGTACACATTGGACTAAATACCAGGAAGTCCCTACAGCCGCAACTGTTTTAGATAACTTTCCAACATATAGACTTTTAGCAGTAGATGATTCTATTGACTATTTAATAGATCAATTTATAGATTTTAGAAAACGTCAGAAAGCAATTATCACGGTAAAAGAGGCTGCTGACGCCATTCAAGCTGGAGATCACAATTCTGCTATCAGTATCATGGGCAAAGGCTTTGCAACCCTAATTGATGAGGGATCTACATCAAGTGGTGAGATTGATCTGACTAAAGATGCTATGGATAGATATGACGAATATCTTGATATTAAGACTCGTCCAAATGGATTACTAGGTATGGCTACAGGATTTCAGGTGATGGATATGGCAACTGCAGGATTACAACCAGGACAGCTAGTTACAATCATTGCGCCACCTAAAACAGGTAAATCTGTCCTTGCTATGCAGATGGCGGTGAATGTTCATAATGACGGGTTTACTCCAATGTTTCAATCATTTGAGATGAGCAATCTAGAGCAGCAACATCGTCACGATGCTATGCGTGCCCACATATCTCATGGTCGCTTAATACGCGGGGCCCTCACCCCAGTAGAAGAGGCTCGATATAGAGAAATGCTTACCAAGATGGGCGGTATGCATAAGTTCTATTTAACAGAATCTATCTCCGGAGCAACAGTGTCTCAGTTAGCTTTGAAACTAGAAAAGCATCGTCCAGAGATTTTATTTGTTGACGGTGTCTATCTTATGTTTGATGAGATTAGTCAAGAGCGTGGAACACCATTAGCTCTAAAAAATATTACTCAATCTATGAAGCGATTAGCTCAAAAGTATCAAATTCCAATTGTTCAGAGTACCCAGGTTTTGAGAGCAAAAATGACTAGGGGTCAAGTTACAGCAGACTCGATTGGTTATTCCTCATCGTTTCATCAGGATTCCGACGTTATCTTTGCTTTACAACGTCAGGATGAGGAAGATGATTCCTCACGATTACTACGAATAGTTGCAAGCCGTAACTGCGGACCTGCAGAAGTTGAACTACTTTGGGATTGGGAAGAAGGGAAGTTTGAAGAATATGGATCTTAATTTTGAATACGATTTTTATCCGTTTAACGGAACTCAGCTCTGTGCGTCAGAAGCACAGGAAGTATTCTTTCCTGAGGAATATACAAATCCTGAAATAGTAAATAGAGCAAAGCAGATCTGTAATCAGTGTCCTTTAGTGGCAGAGTGCTTAGAATATGCCTTAAAGACTCCTTGGCTTGATGGTATTTGGGGAGCAACAACTCCTCGCCAGAGAAGTAGGATTAGAAGTCAACGCCTACGTTTAGTTCGGCGTAGATAATGTCCCAACCTATGGACATTAGGGACATGGGTCCAACCCACGTCTGTATATGCGGATCTGTTATGTGGAGAGTTAACGTTATATTTCATCACTATGAAATTGGTGTCTATATGCTTGATATGGAGTGTGCCCTGTGTGGAACCCTGGCTAAAGCACCCACACTTGCGGATAAACCAGAAGATTATGTACCATTAGATGATGAGGGGGAAATAAATGGTCCTGAAGAAGAGCACTAGAGAAGACCGAGCCTACTGCGAACACACAAACGTAGTTTTAATTTATGTGCATAAAAAGGGGCAATGTAAAGGCACCTACTGCACATTACACAATAGATCTAATCACCACCTACGTTCGTGGCCACAGCTGTGGGATCCACAGATATTTGCTATGCAGAGAATATGTGAGCACGGAGTTGCCCATACAGATCCAGATGAAATCAATACTGATGTTGTGGTTAGATTTGAACATGAGTCCCAATGTGATGGTTGCTGTGTACCAAGAGGGTGAAGTTTTAAACGCTTTAGTAAAGCTTGATATTCCCGTAGATGAGTCTAGGGATGAGTTAACCGGGCATTGCCCTATGCATAGAGAACGCACCGGCAAAGAAGATTCAAATCCATCTTGGTCTGTAAATCAAAGCACGGGTGTTCATCATTGTTTCTCTTGCGGTTATAGGGGAACTCTTCTTGGTCTTATTGCAGAAGTAAAAGACTTTAAAACTTCTTTTGGGCTGCTTGATTATGAGGCCGCAAAAGATTGGCTATCATCAAATACAGATATAGATTTAGACGCTTTAAAACAGAGTTTAGAAAACGCAAAAGATTCTTATATTAGAGTTCCTCGACCAATTCCAATGAGTGAAGCGCGGTTAGCTGTGTACTCAGAACCGCCGCAGTGGGCGCTAGATGCTAGGGGTATTACGGCAGAAGATTGCCAAAAATATTCTGTTAAATGGGACAATGAAAAATCTATTTGGATTCTTCCACTTCGTTATCCAGAAAACAATTTATTGATGGGTTGGCAAGAAAAGGGTCAGGGTAATCGGCACTTTTTTAATCGCCCAACAGGAATACAAAAGTCAAAAACTTTGTTTGGTATTGATGCCTGGGAGGGCGGAACTATGGTTGTAGTAGAGTCTCCCTTAGATGCAGTTAAATGTGGCGGAGTAGCCCTTTGTGGAACAAGCGTAAGTCAGGCTCAAATAGATCTAATGAAAAAAGCTGACAAGTTGATTATTGCTTTCGATAACCCTAAGATAGACGCTGCTGGAGAAAAAGCAGCAAAAGAATTTCTCAATATGGCCGGTAGTTCTGGTTTAGAATGTTGGTT